TAACGATAAACATCTGCATCTCGTTCCAAGAACCCAAACTCAATCTTTGCTCCACTTGGGAACTGCCATAACTTTTCTACTTCTTTAAACTTAGCACCTTTAAAGGCTCTAGGATAAAGTTCTCGAGATTTATCTATAATCTCTCTAAGTTCTGGCATAGACCTTCTAAGTATCAAAGCTCTATGCTCTGTTATGTGGCAGTATCGCAATGGGTCTATTAACATTGCAAAACTTTTACCACCACCTGCTGCTCCACCGTAAAGAACATCTTTCTCACCAGCAGCAAGGAAGTCTGTTTGAGGTCCTTCGTTTGGCATAAAAGCCACGTAAGAACCTGTTTCATCTATATGCTTTTGTATAGGGTCAGGTAACTTTTTAGTTTCTGACTCAGTTAAAACATTAGATGTTAAAACTTTCTCTTCTTCGTCAAGTTCTTTCTTGACTCTAGCTAAACTTCTTGTTAGCTTTTTAACTTTCTGATTCTTTTTAGTTAGCTTCTTTTTTGCTTGTAAAGCCAATTTAAGTCCAGATAGTTCTGAATTTTTAGGTCTACCGGGTTTCTTCTTCGGAGTACCATCTTTCTTTAGTATATAACTCCCATCAGGATTTGTCAAGTACTTTTTAGAATTATTTTTATCTTCGTCCATATGTTTTGTCTACGTGTTTTTTCAATCCGGGTCTAGACATCTTTCTTCCTGTTTCTGCCTCTAACCAGTCTACTCCAATACCTAGACTAATTTCACCATGAAATACTGCTTCTGTAACTTCTTTTAATACTTTTAATTCTTCTTCAATAGGTCTAAGAAAAGAATCAGAGTCTTCATCTAACTCATACCCAAAAGGTATGGTTGAGGAAGTCCTTGTTATATAACCATCTTTCATTTTACTTTTCTATAAGCTCTTGTTTTTCTTGCAACTTTCTTTGGTTGCTTACTGTGTTGTTTTCCTTTTTTAGTATCTTCTCTTTTCTTTCTACTTGTTCTTGCGTATTCTTCTTTTGAGAGTGCCTTAATAGCCTTCTCCGGGAGATACCTTTCCCCTGTTTCTGACGATTTCTTACCACTTTTGGTACGCCACTTTTGTTTGGTCCAAGCTCTAAGACTTCTTTGACTTTCTTTTAGTGACATTCTTTTTCTCTGGTGTTAAACATTTTTTAAATAGTTTAGCATATATTTTGTTTAATTCGTTCATCATCTTAATCATAAATTCTTTAATCCTTTTCATTTTATTTATAGCCTCCCCCTTTGGCTTTATATTCTTTTGCTAAGAGCTGGGCTTTCCGAGCAGACCATTGTCCGGCTTTACCACCTTTAGTACCGGCTTTAATCTTCTCGAAAAGCCTCTTACGCATAGTCGGCTTCGTATAGTTACCGGCTTTGTTTACAGTTGATTTACTCTTCGTCTTCTTTTTTACTGGCATCTTTGCCTCCTTTATTAAAAATTGAATCCCAGTTATCTCTGTATTGTTTTGAATGTACGTTTACTCTAGGTGCAGCTCCTTTGCCTCCATGCCATGAAGGTCCATAAAGTCTGCCTTTATTTTTTTTGTTTGTCATTAAAACAGGTTTGTCATCGCTTCCTAGTTGTGGCATAGTCTACCACTTAACCTTATCAGCCCAATAGGCTGCTGACATTTTACCTTTCTTAATATTTTTACCATGCCTTGCTTTAAAAGAACGTCTTTTAGCTTTCATACGTGCTGATTCACCTGCTTTAGGTTTTCCAGCAGTACCAGAAACAGTACCAACTTTTTTACCTTGTTGTCCAAATCTAATTGTTTTTATTTTGTCACCTTCTTTAGCAACAACAATATGTGATTTAGTTTTATGTCCCGGAGTTCTTTTAGGTTTGTTATAACCAGATACTCCAGCTCTTTCTAATCTACTATCTTTTTTCTTAGCCATTAGTGTACCGTCCTTTTCTTTACTGTTGTATCGTGTTGTAGTTCTTGAATTTCTCCAAGTACTAACAACCCGTATTGTATAGCTATTCTATTTGCTTCTCCTACTGTATCTGCTTTAATATAAGGACCAAGTCCTATACCTTCTTCATTAACAAACTCAGTTATCCAAAGCTTAGTCATTGTTATCCATTACCTCATACTCACCATCTTCAGTTTCTTCTAAGTCTAAAGGGGCTTTATCAGGCATAAGAAAGATACCACCACTATTCATATTATGATTGACATCTATTTTATCTACCTTAGATACACCTACTCTATCTAGTAAAGTCTGTGCAGCAGCTAGTTTGTTATTAGCCTGTACTATAGGTCTTTTAGAATCCATTATTTCTACCACTTTAAATGCAGCTTTAGGAGCTGAGTTAGCTAGTATCTCTTGAGTGAGTTCTAGTATCTCAGACTTTAAAGTCTTTACAACGTGATGATAGTGTGAAGTATAACCTGCAAGTTCAGCAGCCTTTTTAGCATCACCATGAGTATCTACCAAATGGTTGAGGAAAGACTGTTGCTTTTCAGTTAGTTCTCTTTTTCTACTTTTATTATCTATAGTTGGTAATATAGCCATGCATTTAGTATACCGTTTGATTTAAAACTTGTCAAGTGTTTTTAAGTTTTTTATCTTTTTTGTCCAAAGACTTGACAAAAGTGAATTTGAAGTGTACAATAACATTGTGGTCCCCCACGGTCAATATATCCCCCAGAGAACAGAAAGTCACATCTAAATGGTGGTGGAATTCTTGTGTCTAAAAATACCTTTAAAGTCTTTAAAGATTTTAGAGTTTTGATGTCGGGGCGTTAACTAGTTCTGGTTAATGGTCATTTTCCTGTATAATGTATAATCATGCTATAGATATATAGGGTAGAGGGTATGGTCTCCTGCCACCCCCTAACTAGATTTGAGATTGCATAACTTTAGACCTCAATGGTTTCTATCTCACTTGAAAGGCTTCGGAGTTCCTCAGGCTATTCTAAAGATACAAAGCCTCAAGAATCTTTTGTTGTTACCTTGAAGAATCTACTTTGCAATGAAGTAACTCAAGTATCTTTAGTACTATAAAGCCTTTCAAGTTGCTTTCTTGTTTCCTTATTCATCTTGATTCTATGTAAATTTATATAACTTGACACTCACTCGCAGGTGTCGTTCTGTTATCAAAGCACTCAAAGTATTTCCATATTGTACATATCGTAATGGTATAAATACTTGATAATCTTTTGTGGTTATGGTCGTCTTACCGACTATCAAACCTTGGAAGTTTATCAGGCTTTAAAGTAACTTTTGTTGAGAAACAATTCTAATGTCTCGTGAAAAGCTATTAAAATAGTCATAATAATCTCCTATGTAAGCTGGTTTACGATATTGTAAAGGTTTTAAAGTGACAAATGTTTACAGTATTTCCTCGAAGACTCGGAAATCTATAAAACTTTTACTGCGTAAAACTCAAGCATTTGCAACGTTAAAACCTAACAATCTCTGCAAACCATATAGGAGATATATTATGATTTTAATTACCTTTTCAAATAACGAGACTTTAGAATTTAAAACAGTTTCTCAAGCAAAAGATTACGTATTAGCTTTGATGATAAACGGAATCCAAGCTTTAGGAATAGTCAGTAATAATACTGACGACCTTAACCACTTGCAAGATTATATTGCAAGTATTTATAAATCCATTACTTAAAGGAGTATAATATGGAAAATACATTTGATATAAATAGCTTTGATAAAGACAGAACTTCAGCACCTGCTTCGTTCAAACAATGTCAAGCAATAGGATATAAATTTGCTAAGAAAGGTGCCAATATGAATTGGAAACTTCAAAAGCAAATTCAAGGATGTCTTTATAGTTTAGCTAAAGATGAAAGACTTACTTTCAAAAAAGCTCATACGATTCTTCAAGGTAAATCTTTACCAAAAGTATATCTTGATAAGATAGCTTTGTATTTAAAAGAGAATAGCTAAACTCTTCGGAACTCTCTCGCCTTTCAAGTGAGAGAGTTTTTTTATGTCTATAAGTTATGTTTTTAAGACAAATCTATACATAAAATAGTGAAATTACTTCGTAATTGCT